ATCATCTTTTCATGAAATATTCCTTTCCACACTTGGTGTGGTTCCACCACTTTTGTTTTCGTATAGAAAACGCGCTCTTTAGCTTTGCGCATCGATAAATTAACTGCATTTTCTGAAAGGGATGCAGGTGCCCTAGGTACTGGAAAAGGTGGTGGCAAATCATCAGTACCAGTCGCAATATCTGACGCCATAAGACTTGTGTGTCTCGGGAAATCAGCGTTGCAATTTGTGGTGTATCGGATATCTGCCACTCCATTAAAAACACCATCAACTTGATTTGAAAGTTCAACATTGCAACAAGGAGGCAAAACTGGTTTGCCCCATTTAACATCAGATGTGAACTTTTTATCTTTACGTTGTGCTAATTCTTTATCAAATAATTCCACATCCTCTAAAAATACTGGTGAACATATTGAGGTCCATGTTCCAGCAATTTCATTGGATGCAGTATGAATACCAATAAATTCCTTATTAACTGCAGGGTTAGCACTAATGTATGGTAAACTACATTTCCCTGTTCCTCCTGTTACTGAATCTATCATATAAAATTTTCCAAGTCGTGCTTCTTTTTGGAATGTTTCAAACACATAATCATCAAAATCAACAATCTTTGGTTCTACTTCAACAAAAACACGATCCATATTAAACTTACCTGATATCTCATTAACATCAATTCTCATCACTCCTTTTGCCTTATCCAATTCTGCTGCTGTTTCACGTCGTCGTCCATGACGTGAAATTATATCTGTTTTAGGAGACAAATTTGGAATCTGACAAAACACAAGATCTCTAAGATCAAGATCTTCTTCGTATGCTCGACGGTCCTCTTTAGATAAAGATTCACCAATAAAAATAAGCTCATCAGCTTTTGTTTCTGTAACATTTTCTGTACGCGAATCTTTAGAGTTATAAACTCTGATTTTCTTTAACTTTCGATGCCTTGGTATGAAGTGCCTTGGGAAGACACACATATTCTGTTTCAAGAAAAGAACCCATGAAACATGCCCTTTATTATCATCAAAAATAAAAGCAACTTTGTGTAGATTATGATACAAATCATATGACAAAGCTGTTAAATTATCATGACCTGAATCTGATGAAAATTCTCCTTCTTTTTTCTTCTTCATTGGATTAAATACTTCTTCTGGATTGGAATTATGAACCATCTTTGCTATTAATGGTGTGCGACGTTGAAATTGCTGTCGTTGATGTAACATGTGTTTGTCCCCAGAATCTGAGTAGAAATAACTTTCGTACTTGTCTTGAGACATTGCACCTGTTTGAACCATTAAATAACAAATTAACCTAGCTGAAAGTGCAATGACTAATGTTAAACTAACAATTCCAACTACTAATGCAAGAAGTGAAGCAAAGGAAACCATTGCTATTACCGGTCCTGGTGCTTGCTTAAAATCTTGCAAAAATTCTTCTGTGTCATATTTTGCTTCATGGACATGTAACATATGTGCTGCCATTTCTCTAGGTAAGAAATGATCTGAACATTCAACACAACGTTTCAATTCATCTTCTGCTAAATAAACTCTATCACCTATGACACGTAAGAAAGTGAATTCTGGACTCTTAGTATCAAAGCATTTATGGTTGGAAAGAACTTCCTCTACTTTTGGAAACGCTGTATTACATTTATTACAAAATATAACTATTCTGCCTAAAACATCAGAATCCAACTCTTTATAATAATCCATTTTACAACCCAATTCTTGTAACTTGGGTCTAAGTTGTCTAATCTTTTCAAGATCTTTTGTGCGATTTGCTTCATGAAGCTCCATTGTGACAAGGGTAAATTCACGAAGTAATTCATCTTTTCCAGTCGGAACAACTTTCTTCTTGAAATCTGGATGACCCAAAATTGCTCTCATTTCATCAAGAGTCTTTGCTTTTTCAGTTTGTCGCAAAATTGTATTAACCTTACTCTTTTGATCAGTAGGTTCTTCATCCTGGTCATCCAAACCAAAATAAACTTCACCATCATCTCCATCTGATTTCCAAGGTTTTTCACATCCTGGATACAGCTTTGAATAATCAAGTCCTGACTTGACAATATTTGCCTGCTTGTAGTAAGCTACATATCTTTCACTCGCCATTTCAACAAGCAAATTGAAACCTTCAAAACCTCGAGATTTTTGAACCTTCTCAAGTTTTGTTTTTTGTTGCCAATTATATTGCCAAATATCAAAAACTGTATTATCATATTGTTCTGGGGTTCCAATAAGTTTCTCATCAAATCCTCCTTGATTCGTAACTTCAATGACAAAATCTCTTCTACGCATGAACGCTTCAGCATTCTCATAACCTTTCTGACCATTTTCTAAACTTTTATCATCCATGTTAGTT